TTGAAATCCGAAGTTGCGTGTGCTTCCAGTTGCTAGATTCAATTGCTTCATTTCGACTTCTACCGAAGGTGGATTGAATGTATTGACTAGTCCTAGCCAATGGTCTGATAGTAGCGTTGTCTTGTTACTGTCCTTTGGGCCGGGCAATGGTGCGCCAAACGCTAGAATGACCAAGTTAGCATGGTTGTTACCATCCTTTACTAGAGTCTCATCGAATGTGATGGTCGTAGAAGAGTTGTCCTTTATCACAAGATATTGGGTAGATGCCGCCGTACCATTGTGAATTTTAGCAACACATCCCTTGTATAGTCCGGGGACTAAAAGAAAATCTGCCGTTACATTGGCATCAAGTGTTGCTACGGCTCCAGAGATGTCACATTGATGTAGAAAAATGTCACACTCCGGGGCTAATGTAGTCATTGCACCTGCGCCAATAAACACCTCATTACTCATTGAAATTATCCCACCTATACTGTCCGAGCGAACCGCTTCATCTCAACCGCTAGTTTGTAGCCCAATAACCTTTTTCCACGGTCATTGGCTTCCGACCTGCTTTGAAGTTTGATGAGGTCTGCGTTACCTTCCACGGTTCCCGAAGTCCCACCACCTACATAGACGGTTGGCCTCAATGAGTTATTTTCTAGGATATATCGTGCTATTTCGTATAATGCCTTGAGTCTATCTCTAGAGAAAACTAGGCCAGCCTCTGTATTTGCTTCACTTGGAGTTTCAGTAGTAGGATAACCATCTGCGAAATCCCTACGATGTAGGACTCTAAGATGAAGTGTGAATGTGTATGTCTCGTTTCTCACGGCATAGTCTATCGTTGGATAATCTGTGGTGTTGGAATCTTCGTATACAATGAGTATCGCCTTCTGGTCTGCATCTACCCTTCTGCCCTCATTTGGCTTGATAGAACGAACATCAATGAATCTAGGAGTTTCAACGTGACTAGCAGTTATCGTGCCAGCACTAACTAACGCACTAGCGGCGGCAGACCACCTATCAGATAGCAAACGTAGTACCAACGTCACCTCATCCATCTGTCAAAGCCTCCGACATTTTTCTGGCAAACGCCTCATCTGCGGCCTTTAGAGCCTGTTCATTCAATGCGCTCTCAGATAGAGAAAACTCCCCAAGGCCCAAATCAGCAAGCATGGCGTTTCGCTCTATCTCTCTCTCCGCCGCCTCTCTGCCTATCTTCAAGGCTTTGAGCAATTTTCTTCTTACTTCTTCTACCATTTGAATCACGATATGAAATGGATGATGTTCTTCTTCCCATCAATAATCTTGTTCGCCTCTTCAATTAGTATATCGTGCTTGGTCTTCAAGTCGATGTTTGAACCTGTTTCAGCAACAAGGATAGAATTGTCATCATGCCTAATTACTTCGGCGGCTACTAGTTTTGTAGCGGCTTCGTGAATAGGTGCAGGTACTCTTCCATCACCTGCGACATATGTGACTCTAATGGAGTGATTCTTGATGAATGGATACTTACTGTGAAAGAATATCTTACCTTCATGGCTTATCTGCCAGAAATCATCTAGCCTCCCTTGTGTCTCATGGTCTGTGAATCCAGATACACTTCCCACTCCTGCACTCCCATTCTGCGTATCAACAGAACTAATGGTGCAACTAGAACCATCATCGCCCATCAACAATGATGAGATTGTTACCTTGTCACCATCCTTGGTAGCATAGAAGAAATCAGATATATTGACTGATGGGTTTCCAACGGCAGTTACAGTCTTACGCGCAGTTTCTCCTGTAAACTTAGCAGTCTTCATTGGGTATACCTCGTTGATTGCATCCACCAGTTGACTGGCTGTTGTCTTTGGCCCGAAGGAGTCAAAGAAATGAGTTCCCTCTATTATCTCAAAGGTGAACGTTCCTGCGGTTAGTGTAATCTTCCAAGTCTGTGAATTAGTAGTAGCAGAGGATGGCATTGTGATACTAGCAGTAGCAGAAGCCAAATCCACCCAATCGCTTCCTTGCCATATCTCTAACCTCACAAGTTTCTGAACCTTCGGAAATTCCAATTGCACGAAACCAATGTAATCCCTGTACATGGTTACCGGATACATAAGATGACGATTTGCCTCAAACGAAGAAAACTCATCTTTGTAGATTAGTGGTCTGTATGAGTGCTTGGTTGCATCATCTATCTTTTCTTCTACTCTCTTGATGAGTTTACCTACCTCTGCTCTCGTTGGTGTAGAGAAGTCTGTAAAGGACTCTATTTGGAGTAAGTTAGAAACATCTGTGTGAGTAGTGTAGAATCCATTTCCTATTGTGTAGTTTGGATTGATAGACGTAAAATCGCTTGGGGAACCTAGTTTAACCATTTAACCACCGCTATAGATTACTCTTCTTAAGTCTTGATAATTGTTCTTTATCTTCATGAGCGCATTCACATCCTGTGCTTTTTCTTTGTCGAATATGTTCTTCTCACCTTTACGAGAGTCATATGTCGCTCTCCATTGTTTTCTCCCGGCTTTTACTTCTGGCTTGGTACGGATAAGTTGCCTTTGGTGTATGCTATCCTTGTTCTTGTCAACGGGCTTACCTAGCCACATTAGATTCATTTGGGGTTGTATGAATGGGTCTTCATCATCATCTATCTGAACTCCCCCTGCATTTTCTAGAAGTTTCTTGAGGTAGTCCTTATGGTCATAATAAATTTCTATAAGACCTTGGCCCTTATTTCCTATACTTGTCATAATTTCCTCATGTGCTGGGTCACCCGACATCGTGGTAAACAACTCCGATAGACTGTAACTAAGGCCAACATCTCCCTTTGGCCTGTAAAAGAGACTTGTCTTTCCAGTTCCCAAACCATCTATGATAGCCTTGTCTTGTGGCTCCATCTTTGCTTTATCTACATCTGGTTTTGCCAGTTCGATGTTATCTATGTACATGATAATTTTATTGATATCTTCAACCAATTTAGTTAGGTCTGCTACTGTTTTAGTTGTATATCCCTGTGTAAAATCATTTAAGTCAACCTTAGCAAATCTGAACTTTCTAAATGGTGGAATCTTGTCGTCTACTTCCATTATCTGACTTTCAACTATTGGAGTGTCTTCTCTATCTTTACCTTCAACAAGACGGCCTTTTTCATCAATGGTATCTGCTTCGTAGAATTTACCCGGTTCTGTCGGTTTTTCCTTGACCTTACCTGTCTCCATGTCTATCTCATCAGGTGCATCTGCAATTTTCTTTTTCCAAGCATTGAACAACTCTGTGTATTGTGGGTTCTCTACTGCTTTCTTCCAATCTGGGTGGTCTTTTATTGCAGGTATTTCCTCTTCTATTTCCTCATATGCTTTGGTATCTGGATTGTATCTACTTGCTAGTCTAGTTCCACCTTCTGGATTCTTCAATGCGTATGCATCGTTAGTAATCAAAGCCGCATACGATACCAAATCTTGCACTAGTTCTTCTTCATCTGTATATCTGTCAAGCATCTTTGCAAGTTCAAACTTAGGCATACTTTGAATCAACTGATTGTATTTGAAAAGAATGAATGTCGCCTTCAGCAACTCTGGTACATATGCCATAAACTGCGAATCTTCCTTTGTGTCCTTTCTCTGTAGTGACATTAGGAATTTATCATATCCCGCATCTCCTTGGAACGGAGCATAGTTGATTTTGAATTCAGTAGTCCCAATTGATATAGAGCCATTAGAAGGTGTTATGGTTGATAGAATCATTCTCCTTAACCCATGTACATCTCTACCGCTTTTAGGTGGCTTTGATAATAGGGCGTTCTTAATGTCGGTTTCTGTCAACTCTGTCAATCTTGCATTGTATGCCTCTCTAGGTGACAGGTTATCTAATTCAGTACCATCGAATTTCTTCAACGTATATTTGCCATTATCTTTCGGAGTAATATATTCTATACTGTAGTTATCTACTTTCTTCAATTCTCTTCTTTGACCTACACTTGATTTGATGATATCCATCGCCTTCATCATCTTTTCAGCAACATCATCCTCATCTGGACTTCCTGCTTCTAACACTTCAATCTCTTCTTGAGGTTCTTCTTCGATGTCACCTTCGCCAGTTTCAGCATCAGCACCAGTCTCAGCACCTCGCATATCCTTTATGCTTTGCTTAGTATCCGCAATCTTATCTTCTAGGTTCTGTAAATAGGTATCAACATCCTCTGGTGTGAGAAAGTTCTCTTTCTCCATTCTCTTGAGTTGTCTCTTGAATTTTTTATATTCCTTCATATATTGTCTCAAGCCCGAAGAACTTTCTACAGGTTCATCCTCAAACTTATCCATTCCCTCTAGGATTTTATCAAGCATATTCTGCATTTCTTCTGTGTCTGCTCCTTCTGGAGCATCCTTCATCTCAAATTGCCATTCATCCTTCGCTGGGTCATAGTACCCATGAATAGCCATGATAGCCTTGATGTAATCCTCAGTTTGAATTTTAATCGTATCTCCTTCTATTGATATGTTATCCAAAAACATCTCAAAGGTATCGCTGTTTCTACCTATGTCCACTATTGGTTCTCCCTTGTCAAACTTGGATAGTAGGGATATGGTTCTGTTTGGCTTGTCTGCTTCTTGGAAATCTGGTTTGGGTGCTTCGGGTTTTTCTTTGACCTCACCTGCTTCATACTGCTTCATATCATCTTCATATTTTTTCTGTTGCTCTGGTGTCACCGCAGTTATCTTACCACTAGGAGAAAGCCCTGTACCTGCTTCATAGCCCACTACCTTCTGAATGGTAGATTCACTATCCAATCTCTCTAGAGTTAGATTCTCTCCTTCCTTGCCACCTAGACGTTTTATTGTGGCTTCGGAGATATTCAACTCCTTTGCCAGAAAATCTTCTTTTTGAAGTATCTTTATCAATAGCGAAAGATTTTCCTTTCCTAGTTTCTTCATGAATGCATCGAAGTATCTTTTCTTCTTGGTATCGGTAAAACTACCGGGCTTGTTTTTCCTAGTAGATATGTTTGCATCTGCAAAATCACTCTCATCTACATCAGCAAGTAGTGGCATCACTTTCCTTGCTTTGTTCATCTTTGTAGTTTGATTCTTACCTAGATTCTTGAAAGGATAGGCCGTTAGATACTGGAATGCTATGTTCCTCAAGAATTCTTCAAAGTCTGCTGATGCGGGAAGATTGTCAAAAACGACATTCTGATTTTCTAGGCGTATCAACTCGCCCGGAATAATCATTTTTTCCTTGTATCTATCTTGTTTAATCAGAACCATCTACCTCACCTATGCAAGCCACTTGGCCCAAGCAATGCCCTTACTGACGGCATTAGCAAGACCAAGCCCGCTTGCGGGCGGGGTGTATGTCATCTGACCGGATACAGGGTCTATCCAATATGGATTGTTCATATTGTCATATCCAGAAGGAGGTACGGGATATCCAGATTGGTTGTTGAATGCCATTTGCTGTTGCATCATCGCGTTGTTCATCTGGACAGAGGCGTTACCACCTTGTATCATTGATGGGTCTACGCCATTAGGATTGGGCTGACCGGGCATACCACCCACCATTGCTTGCTGTTGTGTGACCTGCTGTTCTTGTGGCATAGCAAATCCTTGAGCCTCAAGATATTGCGTCTTAGCCATTCTTCTCTGCATGATGACTTCGGAGTTTATCGCAGAAGCAAGAAGAGTCTGTATGTCCAACTCAATGTTTGCCTGTGTGATAGCGTTGAGAGCATTGGTAGAATCTACAGATAGAGAAAGATTACCATTGTTGGAAGTGACGAAAGCGAGATTTGTCAATATCTCACTAACGGTCTTGTTAACCACATCACCCACTAGTTGTGCCAATGCAGATAGAAATGCCTCACCATGATACTGAAAGAAATCCTCTACGTGATTCTCCTGTAGAGTCAACAGATTGTTCATTGTCTTGAACTGAGCCTGTTGATTAGTCTGCATTTGATTATACAGAGATGTGTTACTAGTTCCGAAAAGTCCCATCACGCATCACTCTCCTTGGTGGTGACCTTCGCACCCTCGGTCAATAACGTTTTCACTCGTTGGTTAATTGTATTTTGCTCTATTAGCAACCGAAACAATTCTTCTTCGATGTTTTCTTGTTCTGCCGTAGGTGGTTTAATTGTCCAACCGACAGAAGAAAGTGACATGATATCACTTTCTTTCAAGGTAGTCAAGGGGCCAGAGGACAATGGATTCAGAGTCTGCATAGATGGGGTCTTAGGTATGTATGCGCTGAATGACAATCCATGTTCCTCTGCTAGTACCTGTTGCTCTAGCATCTCGTATTGCCTGTGTATACCTGCATGTTTCTCGCAATATGTTCCTCTCATTGGATATCCCTTGCGTACCTTGTGTAATGGTAGAGGTGGTCGAAGATTATCACTTGCATCCCATACTTTGTGTGTACCGCACACCACACATCTATCTTTGATGTTGTACTTGAACCTGTATGGTATCTTTAGGAATGTTTTCTTCTCAGGTGTTAGTACCTTGATTATCTCTTTCAATTGTTTCTTTGGCTTGACGCTCTTGTATTCATATTGCATTATGGAACCCGCGCTTCTAGCATGTTCCATTCTATCCATGAATGCCGTATTGGTTACATTCGTTGTCGAAGAACCTATCAAACTCGGTGGTTGGAATGACATTGACATATGTTCACCGAACTAGTAGTCCTTTATCATGGTTAGGACACCTCTGTAGACCATCTCAGAGTCTGTCTTGGCACTTACTATGTATTTGTAGCAAGGAATTCCTTTGTCGTTCAATCTTTGAATGCCATCTCTGAATGCAGAGAAAATAGGATGCTGTTCTATTGGCCCATCATGTTCATACTTGTCTTTCCACAAGTCATATTTGTTAGCCCATATTCCTACTGCTACTGGATAGTCTGATTCTCTTTTCTTCTTTCTCTTACCATTGATGTTCCATTCTGTACTGCAAATTGTATCCACTAGGAAAGTCCAACAAAGTTGTTGTTCGATATCATAATGCTTGTCCATGTGTCTGTCATCCATCATGAAGATGATGTACTTGACTCTTCGATTCCTCATATCGTTCAACCAGTCATTCCAGTATACCGTCTGTCCACCTACATCAGCCGTTTTCACAGTATGTGCATCACCGTCTAGTTTGACGTACTTCCTGCTTGCACGTTGCAATCCTTCTGTCCTATGTCGAATATCTGGAACATCACCTCTCGTTCTCAACTGGTGATTCATAGTGGTCTTACCTGCTCTGGTAGCACCATATATTCCGAAGTTAATTGCATGTACACGTTGGTATAGTTTGTTAAGTCCCTCGACTATCAATATGGCAAAACCTGCCATTACTGACAAGATATCACCACAGATGATTCCAGAAGTCTACTAGGCCATTCCATGCCATTGATAGGGTATTGATTCCATAAACCGCTAGGAGTTGTCCGAGTGCAAAACTACCCAGACAGAAGATTCCACCCCATAGGTAGAACCTAGCCCTAAGAAACCAGATATCCGCAGAGTGCGCTCTTTGTAAGTCATATGCGAGGGTAGACTCATCCATTCCAAATAGGATTTCGCTTACCATACATATTCCTCACATCTACTGGTTTTCAAGTGTTAAGAACGCAGGAGTCATTGTCTCTGGTTCTTCGGCCTTCACCGTTGGAAGAGTAGTATCCCCGTAAGGAGTGTAGTTCTGTTGGAAGCGAGCCATCGACTCTCGCACTCTTCTCTTGTTCTGCTCTTCTCTTTCCTTCCTACCCCAGTAGCCATCAATGGCTCTCCTAAGTAGGGTTTCCTCAATCATATCGCTAAGGAACACATCAAATGCCACTTTGACAACAAGTATCGCACCTACCGTACTAATGCCAAATAAGATGGCATGTGCCTCCGGGCCGTATGGGAAGGTTATTCCGTACTGTGAGTATGCGAATACATTCACACCACACATAGAACCTACGAACAGTATCGCCATAATCATGCGGGTGTCTGTTTCTAGGCTTGGCATATTTTTTCCTCAACTATAGTTAACCGTCACACAGACAGTGCCACTAGAACTATCTACATCCACTACTATTCCATCTGATAGCAAAGCCCCATGAAAGTCATGTTCTAGGTTCGTTATTGCGGCTGGTAGGTATACTCTTGCTATCTCGTCAGAATTAACCACAGTCGAGTCATGACTGTCAAAAATCTTGACTGTAGCAGTACCACCACCATCAGTAGTAATGTGAACACTATTCAATCGAACTTTCTGTGGAGACTTACCACCAACTACAACAACGTGGTCTGGATTACTTAGCATCTTGCTAGTTGCTACTGTGGTCATCCTTCTGCCTCCAATAGCGCATCAATTAGAATCGACTTCTTACCGTCTGCCTTGATTCCTCTCTCATCGAGTAGAGCCTTGAGTTGCTTGTTGGTGAGTTTCTCTAGATTTGGTGGCAAAGGGGCAAGGACTTCCTTCTCTTCCTCGACTGGCTTCTCCATTTGAGGATGAATCTCTTCCTTCGCCTCTGGTAGTTTCTCCGGCTTGGCCTTACCACCAAAGAAGGACTTGCTCTTCCCGAACAGTTTCTTAACCATGGTTGGGCCATCATCATCCTCGGACAATCCATCATAGTGTCCAATTAGATGGCTTCTCTTGTACTTTGACATAGTAGCCAAGTCCTTCTCATCACTTGAATCTAACACTACTGTATAGTTGCTATCTTGAAGGAGCGAACTAGCATACTTCAAGGGTATGTCTACATCTTGTTTGTATCCTACAACGTATCTATCAGTACCGAAATTTATTCTCATTGCCCGACCATTCAATGGTCTGTTAGTTAGTCTAACCTTAGCCATATTCTCACCTAGTAATAGAGGGTAGCGACCCCCTTCCTGATGCTCTAGGAAGAGGGCCACTACTTTATGTT